AAACACCACACTTGAACTCTACGGACTGCTCTCAAATCATGTTGAAACGCCTCATTAGATTTACGTTCCAAGTTCTCAATATCTAACTTAATCTTTAATACAGCATCCCATTCTTTAGCACCATACTTTTTAACGAAATCAATCTTAAGTTTGGCTTCTTCATCGGATATCTGTTTTTTGCGTTTCCATTCTTCAAGAGCCTTGATTAATGCTCGCTCCTTCTTGAATTCTGCCTCACGCCTAGCTCGTATTCTTTCTTGAGCTTTTTGTTTTGCTACATCGGCTCCATCTTTTTGGATGCCTTCTATACTACTTGTTAATGACTTAGTTGCTTCTCTTGTTGAATCTAATGCACTACCTAGCCCTTTAATGCCCTCCGAAAATCCAAAGTTGTCGGACATACTTCAATTTTTTACACCTTTACGGTTAAGTGACCAGTTCCAGCAAAGTAAATTAACAATGCAACAAATCCAAGTCCTATGAATTTTAATAGTCTTTTGACTACAGATTCACCAATGGATTGATAAAAGTTATTAATAACCCGTTCTGTTACTTTTTCAACAAGTTCTTCTAGTTGTTCGTCTGTGAGATTGTTTGCCATGATATTAAGTTGCTGGAGTCTGTGCGGTTAAAATGCCATTGGTAAACGTCATACTACCGTTAGTTCCAAGAGCAGTTAATTTAGCGGTTGTAATTGTTCCTGTGTATCCTGTAGGAGTACCAGTTAAGTCTGAGTAAGCACCTGTATGAGCTACAGTAGCCAAGCCACTAATATCTGTGTATGGGATGCTTGATGATGCAGATACATTGCTACCTGACCCATTACCATAAAGGTAACCAGTTAGAGCATCTGTCTTTAATGATGAGGTAGTTTCTAAAGTTGTAAATTTACCTGATGATGCAGTTGTTGCACCAATAGGAGTGCTATTGATTGTTGAACCACTAATACCTACTCCACCGATTGCTCCACCTGTAATGGTTACAGAGTTAGAGTCTTCATAAGCCATCGTACCAAGAGTTTGTCCTGGTTGTCCCAATAGGGCATAGATACTATAGAACCAATCTCTAAATTGACGACTATTAATATCCTGACTAGTAGATGGAGGAGGTGCTAATGGCATTACTTAGGCATCTTCTTTGCTGCGTTCTTACGAGGCTTTGCCATACCTGCCTTTGAAAGGGCAATTGGCTACTGCCTGCTTCTGAGGACGACCAGCCTTAATCTCTGTGCGGATATTAGATGAGATAGTCTTTTGTGATTTACCTGGTTTGAGTGGCATTATCGTTTTTCCTTTTTAGTTTCATAAGTTCCAAATCCTGCTTTTATCAACATTTCTCTAGCACGAGATAATTGTTTTTCAGTCTTAGCGTTGTTAATTAAATCTGAAATCTTTTTAAATTCTGTAGGGTCTTTAATGATTGCTTTGTTAACATCATCTGCAATATTACCCCAAAGAGTCTTAGCTTCAGATACTTTTCTACCGCCTAAATAGTGTGCCAATTCCTCTTTAAAGGCTTGTGCTCCTACTGCGTCTTTAGCATAGTTAAAGATTTGCTTGCTAATTTCTTTGGAATCTCCTTCATGGAAATATTTAGGTAACTCATCACGAGCTTTTGCAACAGATTCTTTTTCAAATACTCTACGAGCATTTTCTTCTACACGACCTGCACCTGAACGCTCTAGATAATCGTTAAATGCGTTACGAACACTCTTTTGTTCTTTATTAGAAAGGTTCTTAAAGAAATCATAGCTTTTGAGGTTATTAACAACTCTATCACCCGTTTCAGCATTGCCAGCCTCATCTCTAAAGAATTGGCTTAAACGTGCCTCTTGAGCAGGTCTAGTTGATTCAGGTAATCCTGCTAATAGTTTTTCATATTCAGGAGATTTTAAGAATGCGTTACCTGATTGGTCATAAGCAGTCTTAGCCTTTTCATAAAGTGCATTACCATTTATACCTTGACCAAATTCAGACTCAATCTCTTTGGTTGCTGCCGTACGGTATTCATTACCGCCTACACCTAAAGTTTTAGCTTCAACTCCTAATGCTTTTTCAGCAGCACGTCCTGAGATTGTTGGTTCTGCTTTAGGAATAACAGATGCAAGTTTACGTAATGTGCCATATTTAGGAACCATGCTTAATGCAACATCCTCTGCTGCAGAGAATACTTTACTTGCTAATTTAGACTTAGCTAAAAAGTCTACAGTGCTTTTAACAGGAGCAGGAGTGCCACCAGCTAATCCAGCAAGAGTTTGATATCCTGTGCCTAATCCTAGGTCTTTAGCAACGGATTCAGCAAGTCCTGCTAATCCACCTGCTAATGCACCACCTGCACCAGTTGCAATTGCTCCTGGGCCTGATGGAGCACCAATTAATGCACCAATACCACCGCCAATAGCAGCACTCTTAGCAATATTTGTCCCATATTCTTTTAATGGAACAGAGCCAATACGAGCTTTAGAGAATCCAAATGGGTCTTCAGATGAAGGAGGCAATGGTTTGTTGCTTGCAGGATTACCAGCACTCATCATTTGCTCTTCAGGACTTAATTGATAGTTACCTGTATCAGCAGAAGCAGGAGCAGGGGCAGGAGTCTCAGATGATTTGCCTAAATGGGCTAATATTTTAGCTTTAGCTGCTGCAGGGTCTGTTTCAGCTAAATCGTAATGCTTGCCTTCATATTCATATACTGGCATAACTAACCTTAAAGTTTAATTGGGTCTTCTTTTGTGCCTGCACCTTGTGGTTTGCTACCAGGCTCTGCACCAATTGTTCTGCCCATGAATTGACCAAAAGTTTCCTTCTTGTCTTTAGCATTAGCCCATTTGTTAACATCAGATACAGTAAATGGAATAGTCTTCTTAAGGTCATCGTCAAGACCTTTTAACATCTCTTTCATTTCAGGAGACATCAAACGGCTCTTCATCTTAACTGCCAATACGTTTTCTGCTTCTTGTCTTGCACGAGCAAGTTTAGTAAGAACAGTTGCATGGCTATCACCTTCTTTAATCTTCAAGATAGAATCAAACTTTTCTTGAACGGATACGCTTGGGCTAAGACCACCTGAAACCATCCATGACAAGTGGTTACCCAATCCACCCATTTCAGAGTTATAGCGTTGTACAGAATCTGTTGTAAGTGTATTAGCTGCTGCCTCAACAGGAGCAGTAAATAATGAACCTGCTGTTTTACCGCCAAACATACCTGAAGTAGATTCTGCAGGTAAATCTGTAATATTTTGTAATGTACGAACAAACTCAGTAGCATTAACTGCCAATGTATCTTGACGTTGTTCAATGATTGCACTACGCATACTATCTTTTTTACCTCCACCGCCATCACGCAATGATGCAGCCATTTTTTGGTCACGGAGTTCTGCAGACTTAACTAAACGTTCTTCTTGTTTTTGTTTTAGTTGGTCATTAGTAATCTTAGACTGTAATGCTGCAGGAGCCATAGCCATAATCTTCTTGGCATTTTCAGGGGTGTACTCCGTAGGTATACCTTTAGGTAATGGTAGACCTGAATCCTGATAGGCTTTAATCGCTGCATCCCACCCAGTTTGGTCTTTAGCCATAGCTGCTGCATAGATAGAGTCATTCTTGACCTTATCATTCATTTCACGAGCTTTGATAGCATCTGCTTGTGCAGTTTGACCAAGACGACGTGCTTCAGCCATTGCTTGAGTGCGTTGATATGGGTCTTCAATCAAAGAAGCCTGCATTCCCATTACTTTAGCTTGTTTGGCTAATTTAGCAGAATTAACCATGACTTCATTCATTTGACCTGCAGTAGTCAATGTGCCATCTTCATTATAAAGTTTGGCATCAGGAATCATCTGTTTAGCCATTTTAGCCAATGCTACAGGCTGTCCTGGTTGACCTGATTGTTGTGCTAATGATGCGGCTTCTGCTGCTTTATCAGCTTCAATCTCTTTGGTCTGTTCGTCTAATGCTGCTTGTTGAATATCATACTTTTGAGCAGTTTGCTGACCTTGACGGAATGCTCCATAGGGGTCAAAACTACTTGCTAAGTTAAACAGTTCTGTTGCTTGTCCAGCCATGATTATTCCTTATACGGTTGGATTAGGGGATGGGTTATTAAAGTTAGCGTACAAGGTAGCCAATGGATTAGCAACCTGACCTAAACCACCTGCAATAGACTGCCAACCACCATAGCTAGAGCCTAAGTTAGATGCCATTAATCCTGCTTGTGCTGCTGCACCTGTGGCAGGAGATTGACCTGCACCTGATAGTGCCATCAAAGTTTTAAGTTGGTCAGCATATGTTTGGGAAGCTAAATTCTGTCCAAATTGTTGACCTTGTAACAATGCACCACCTGATACCAAACGACCTTGTGCTGCTTGTTGGGCTTGCAATCCTTGTAAACCTTGTGCCAAGTTAAACTGATAACCTGGAGTTTGAGTAACCGTATTTGGGTTATTCATCAGGTTTTGTAATTGGGAGGCATACTGAGGGCGATATGCTGAAAATGGGTCAGCTTGCCCTGCATATTGTTTCATTTGATTGCCAGTTTGGACACCCATAATGCCACCTGCCAATTTACCAAGTCCACCAATTAATTGTGAACCTGTAGATGCAGTCTTTACAATATCTGCAATAGAAGGAAGACTTGAGCTTCCTGTAGTGATTGCTGTCGGAGTACCTGCTGCTGCGGTTACATCACGTGCTTGTTGCATTACATCTTGTGCGGCATATTGAGCATCACCTGCATATGGAGCCGCTGCATTAGCCAAAGACATATCCATATATCCTTGTGATGCACTACCTGCTACAGAACCTAAATCGGCTGCAGTAGTTGCTGCTGGAAGTCCCAATTGTTCGGCAGTTACAGCACCTGCTTGAATAGCTTCTGCTGCTGATGTATAGCCCAATCCTGCGGCAGTAGCATCTGCACTGGCAACTGCGGCTGCATCTAATGCTAATGAACCACCCATAGTTGCTGCTGCTAATGCTGTTGAAGCTAATGTAGGCCAACCAACAGTTTGATTAACCGTTTTATCAAGACCAACTAATGCGTTATCAACAACATCAACTACATCAGAGATGATTGGAATACCGCCTCCACCACCGCCTCCATAAATGCGACCACCGCCTAGTTTGTTCCGTGTTACAGAATCTCCTAGTGTCTCGCCTAAAGCATATAGCTCACGTCTTGAATAACTTCTCATATAGTTGCCTCTACAATAATGTGTCGTTCTTTGAAGCCTAACTTAGTACGCCATAATCTTGCTATGGATTTCCTAGCCGCACCTTGGATTTTAGTAGCTCCAAAACCTTTTAATATTTGTTTAAATTGATTGTAAGTGTCAATATCACTTATAAACTTACCCCCTACTGCAGTGACAAAAGCGATTCTGTCATTTGGGTAATTCTGAAAAGTAATGGTTGACGCTCCAACCACTTCATTTATCTCGTTAGATGCCACAATCAAAACCCAATGACCTGTGGATAAATAGACCTTAACTTGGTCTACTGTATAATCATCTTCCGCATATTTTAACGCATTTGATATAAATGGCGATACTTTATCCCACATTTGTGCAACAAAATGGGCTGGAATATGCGTCAGCTTCACCTTTAACTCTCCCCTTGCTCAAAATCAATCTCTAAATATTGAAGTCTCAAGGGTACATTATCTGCGTGTAATAAGTCAAATGAGCGTCTACGCCCTTGACCTAACCTATTGGCTTGGGATTTAGATGTATTAAGATTAATAGTCACCCAGTTTGAATAAGTCTGATAATCGTCATTGGTGTAGCGTAATAGGCAGTAGGAATCAACCTTATCTCCTACTACTTGAGCACCAGCAAAGAACTTGCGGTCATTATTACCAAAGTCTACTAATGGGGTACGACATAATACCTGAATAGGGTTGCCATAGTCGTTATAGTAGTTTTGGCTCATTCTGTAGACCTTACCATTGGTCTCATGCTGAAGCATATTGTAATCGCCAAATTTAGCGTAATGGATACACTTAAAATAGCCTTCTACGTTGTTCTCGGTAGATGTCCAATATGTCCAACCATGTTGAGCCATGTCATATACTAGGGTATACCCTATGTCTCTAAGGGTTAGTATGTATAAGGAATGCCCTGCAGTCTTAACGCTAAACGCATACATTAGGTCAGGGTTAGCATTATTAATGATACGTTCAATATATTGGTTAGAAATGACTTGAGGAGTTTGTCCTGCTAAAGCCATTACTTGAAAGCCCTTCTGACGGTTCGTAGAGACCCATACAAGGGTATTATCCATTTGGACTAGGGTATCCTCACCTGCGGCTCCAAACTGCAATACAGAGTTCTGATATGGCAGGAATGGACTACCTGGGGAAGTACCTGCATCATAGAAGAATTCGGTAGTTTCAGCACCCATAGCTACGATGTAATTGATAGTACGACCAATAGCTACTAACTTATCCGCATCAGATACTACGCCAATATAGTTAATTGCTTGCCAAGTGGTAGGGTCTTCTACGTTAGAGTTGTATAAGAGACCTTCGGGCGTTCCGACAACATAGTATCCGTCAACGAACACCGCACCTGACACAGTAGCAGCAGGATAAGAGGTAGTAAAGGTAAGAGTAACAGTACCGCTTGCAGAGGCATTTTGACTTAAGGTTAGAGTGGTTCCAGAAATATTTAAAACATAGGTTCCTGCAACGATTCCTGTGCCGCTAATATTTTGACCGATTTGAATGGCTGGATTAGAGGCTGAGAGCGTTACAGTAGGGCTACCTGATACCGTAGTCCCAGATTGGGTGGTAATCGTCCCTGAGAGGTCTAGAATCGTTCCTGTAGCGATTGTATATACATAGCCCTTAACTTCGTTCTTAAGAAGACTAAAGTTTGGTCAATAGATGCAATCCAATCATATTCATCGGTATCGTCTACTGTTCCCTTGGCTACACCATTATCGTAGAACTGGTCTCCAACAATAGTAAATAAATGAGTGCCGACAGCAAAGATACCAAGACCATCTCCTGTACCTACAGATTGATACTCAACCAAGCCTGGGCGTTTAACAATAGAAAGAGATTCACTCTTTTCTACTTCAATAATAGCGTTACCGAGTTTGCTGTCTTTGTTAAGAGTGCCGTCACGGGAGCCAATATTGTGACCTAAAGGAACACGTGTTAATGGCATTAGTAACCTGCTCTAAATCTAAACTCTGGGGAGAATGCGGTAGAAGCCTCTTCTTGGCTCCAATCAGTCATCTCTTCTTCTAGTTTAGCTGCACGTTGGGCTAGTTCTGCCCTCATTTGTGCAGATGCACCATACTCCATGGCTACGTTATCTGCTAATCCAAACTTTAAGCAATTAAACCATTCGCTAGGGAATTCAGGTATGCTTGTTGGATTTGAAACATCGCCAATTGGCATTTGTGTTTGAAGGTGGATGTTATAGCCTGTACCACTTGGTACGTTATAAACATACAGATAGCCAGTATCTAATTTAGGGTCGTAGTAGAACTGATTAGGTACGCCTGGTGATGTTTTAACGCCCAACTGCATATATTGTTGACGTGCCATTTGTTGTAAAACAGTATCGTTACCTTGTGGGTTACGAATGAATGCCATCACCACACGTAATGGTTTATCAGTTACTACGTCAGAGCCTACGTTAGGGCCGATAGTGTAAATCTTTTGACCTACTACCATAGGGACTACTACAGTATCTAGTTTCCATAAGGGTAAACCCTTAGTCTGTAGTTGTTTAATATAAATATTAAGAGCTTCGGCACAGTTCTGAAAATCAACAGGAGTAGGTTGGTCACCTGCACCAATAACTCCTAGTGTACGCAATGCGGCACTGATAATGCCATCTCGGTTAACTGTGTAGACTGCTGACATTTATAGTCCTTATGAAAGATTCTCTAGCTTGTAAATGGTGCTTAAATATATACCTTGAATTTCTTGTAGGATGTTTTCTAATGCTTGAACTTCCCCAGTAATTTCATCGCAGTTTTCTTCCATCCATTTTACATCTTCATTAAGCCAATA